TGACAGTACATGATTATGAATCACTCGCAGGACCCTTAGACATTGATGATAAAACAGTTAAAATTTGTTATCTTGTAAATGATATACCACAATCACTACATGTTAAAATATGGAAAAACATTCTAGATAATAAACATGACATTGAAACACGCAGGGTGGAAACATACGAAGCACAGAAAATTGTCTATACTCTTCAAACAAATAGCACATCTTTACAAAGAACAATTCTTGAAATCAAATCATTGATATGTGAAGAAAAGAGAAAGCAAGAAATGTTCACAGCGTACACTGCAAATTCAACAAATGGATTCATGATTAGCTTGGATGCGATCACACACTGCGTAAAAGCACGATATGCAAAGAAGTACGTTGAAGACAATATAAAGAAATTGGAACAAGTTTTAACAAGCTTAGTTGAATTTGAGAACATAGCACACGATGCATATACAACCGAAGTAGTTCAAAACTATCCGTGGCTAACACTTGTGCATCACGAAAGCAAAGATGAGATCATTAAGCAAATTGGATTGAAGGCTAAGTATGACAATACACTTATTGCGAAAGATGCACTTCTTGCTCTTGGTGTGCTAGGTGGCGGGCTAGCAATGTTGTATTCGTCATATATGTATGCAATTGATAATGAAGTCCACTTTGAAGGAGATAGCAAGCGTACGCGTCAGAAACTCAAATTCAGACAAGCACGTGATGTAAAGAATGCTTCAGAAGTGTATGCTGACGATGACGAGACAATTAAAGAGAATTTTGGTGAAGCATATCTTAAAAGAGGCAGAAAGGGACCAAAGTATGAAAGGAAAATGGGATCTAAGTCAAGGCAATTTGTTAATTTCTACGGATTTGACCCAACACAGTACGACACGGCACGATTCATAGATCCAATAACAGGACACACAGTTGATATCAACCCAAATGAGAGAATCAAAGAGCATGAAATACGGGATGCATTCTATGATGCCAGAGAAAAGCGGGATGAAAATGGAACACTACAACCAGGTGAAGGATTTCATGCAAAGGAAGTGGAAGCATATTTCATTAATAACGCTACAAAACGCGCTTTAAAAGTTGACTTAACACCACATAACCCACTACAAGTCGGACATCGCACAAACAATGTGGCTGGACATACAATACACGAATTTGAACTGCGTCAAACAGGTCCAGCAAGGAGTATTCAAGTGGACCAAGTGCCAATGGCAAATAACACACTTGTTAGTGTTTCACACGAGAGCAAGTCAACGATGCAAGGGTTACGTGATTATACAGGCATCTCAAATATCATATGTTATCTAGATTATCAATATGGAGATGATCGCTCAAGGAAAATACATGGGTTTTGTTATGGACCATATATCGTCACAAACGCACATCTTATACCCCAACATGGAGGAAAATTGATAGTACACACGAAACATGGAAAGTTTACTATTCAATCACTACAGAAAATTGGAATATTTGAAGTCATTGGATCAGACATAATTATAATGAAAATGCCAAAAGATATGCCACCAAGCTCTAGTAAGGTATTAATCAGATCACCGGTCAACGGAGAGAAAATTGTTATGGTTGGAACATTGGACCAAGGAAGCAATCCTAGAGTTATGGTGTCAGATATCAGTTCAACATACAATAAAGCAAACACAACATTTTGGAAGCATTGGATAACTACAAAGCACGGTTTGTGTGGTTTACCAATGGTTTCAATATCCGATTTGGCAATTGTTGGAATCCACAGTCTTGGGGCGAACAACATAAACGAAAATTATTTGACAGCCTTTTCAGATGATTTTATACCAAAATATCTTCAAAGTGGACATGAATTGGAATGGAATAAACGATGGAGCTACAATCCTGAGAATGTGAACTGGGGTTCAATGTACATAGCTGAGTGTGCACCTAAAGGTTTATTTAACGTGACAAAACAAGTAATGGATGTGTTTAATGAAGTAACACACCAAAGTGTGGATGACACATGGCTCACGAAACACATTGGCAAAAATTTAACACTCGTTGGCAAGTGTCCAGGAAACTTAATCACAAAACATGTGGTAAAAGGCAAAGCAGCAACGTTTTCATTATATCTGGAAGTTGAACATCAAGCTCGGGTGTTTTTCGAACCATACCTTGAACATTACTTACCAAGCAAATTAAATAAGGAAGCATTTGTGAAGGATTTCTCAAAGTATGACGAACCAACTGAAACTGGTGTTGTTAACATTGAAAAATTCGAACAAGCAGTATTAAACGTCAAACAAATTCTCGATAGCATAAAATTCGAAAGATGTGGATTTATAACTGATGCGGAACCAATTTTTAATTCACTAAATATGAAAGCTGCAACTGGTGCATTATATGGCGGAAAGAAAAGTGAATTCTTTAAGGAATATACAGATGATGATAAACAGGAAATTTTGAAACAAAGTTATGAACGATTATACACTGGAAAGCTTGGAGTTTGGAATGGAACATTGAAAGCTGAGCTAAGACCAAAGGAAAAAGTTAAATTAAATAAAACTAGAGTATTCACAGCGGCACCATTGGACACATTGTTGGCTGGTAAAGGTTGTGTGGATGATTTTAATAATCAAATATACGATAAAAATTTAGAAGGCCCTTGGACAGTAGGCATAACAAAATTTTACGGACAATGGGATAAGTTTCTTAGGAAATTACCAGATGGATGGATTTACTGTGATGCAGATTGATCTCAATTTGATAGTTCATTAACACCATATTTAATAAATGCAGTTTTGAACTTACGTTTAAGTTACATGGAAGATTGGGAAATTGGAAAAGAGTGCTTGAGAAATCTATATACTGAAATAGTTTACACACCTATAGCAACACCGGATGGGTCAGTCATAAAGAAAAATCGAGGAAATAATAGTGGGCAACCTTCAACAGTTGTGGACAATACTCTAATGGTAGTGATCGCAGTCCAATATGCACTTGAAATGAACAACATCGACTTCAACAATCAGAACAAAATCATTAAATATTTTGCAAACGGTGATGACCTTCTAATAGCATTAGAACCACAATATGAATACTTATTAGACAACTTTGCAAGCAACTTTCGTGAACTGGGTCTTAAATATACATTTGACAGCAAACATAAAAAGAGAG